GGTTGTACCCCGCAGATATCGTATGCAACTAGGTTAGGCATAGCACGACGAATCAAGCTGATGAGAACAGGGTCGAAACCTGCTAATCCACCTTGCTTCGTGTCTAGTCCACTACCAGATAGTGCGTTAGCACCAATTGCGCCAGCCGAGTTAATTGCTACCTCGTTAAGCATTCCACGTTCTTCACGTATGAATTTTTCTTGGTTTTCTAACAGTACAGCAGTGACAGCTTTTCTATAATTGTCTTTGATGGGAGTAGACCCTTCATGACTTAGAACAGGTGACCACTTTTCTGTTAGAGCTTGTGCGTTAAACATTTGTTTATACTCTTAAAAAGTGTTTATATTATTAAATTCAATTCCAGCGATTTAAAGCGTCCATGTATGCTCCCATTGCTGGTGACATATCTTCTGCTTGAACTGGGGTTTCGTCAGATACTTCGCTGACATGAGTCTTTTCTTTAGGGAAATATGACTCTTTAATAGTGCTAAGTTTCTTGGAGTATTCCTCTTCAGATTTAAACTCGACACCCTCAGCGAGAGCTGATAGTTTGTCCTTCTGAGTTTCTGCCAATCCTTCTGAAACTTGTTTCAGAATCACAGTTTTTGCAGACTCGTTAAGACGATTTTGTAATTTCACATTAGCTTTGACCTGTTCGTCAAGGCGTTCTTCCATTTCACGAATCGATTCAGCCATACTCTCTACCGCATCGACCTTATCGTCGGGGATAGAAATGTAGTGCTCTTCAAAGAGATTTTTGAGACCTACAATGAAGTCTTCTGTAATCTCATTCTTTATACCACGATCAATGGCGATCTGATTTTCCTCGATCCACTGATTCACGGCGTAGTTGACTGTGCCATTAACTTCCTCGTTGAGTTCTGCTTTAGAAGCAGCGAGTTTCTCTTCAGTTTGTTTGGCAAAGTGCTCTACAAGCTTGTCGTACTCTTCTGCAAGTTTTGCTTTGATAGCGGCTTCAAAAATAGTCTTCGCTTTCTCAGCAAACTCATCAGAGAGTTCTGTTCCCTCAAGGAGGGCTTTTACGTCGTCAGATAATTCAACTTCTTCGAACGATGGTTTGATTGGGTACTGCACATCTGGACCTTTAGAAGTTCCGTGTGTAATATCACCACTGTATGCATGGTAACCTGCATCGTCGCCACCTTTACCAGATGGAGATGCTGCACTACCGTCTTGTGAGATAGGAGCAGATGCTTTAGCACCAGGATTTTCCTCACCCTTTTCCTTCTTAGCATGAAGAGGAGGTGTTGAAGATCCGCCTAGGTCGTTTACAGATTGTCCATTAGCAACTGAAGGTGGAACAGTTGGAGCAGAACCTGATGGTTCCTCCTTAGCTGTACCCCTTTGTTGGGGATCACCCGAAACCTGAGAAGGATCGCTACCTGTACCTGGTATAACAGTTGCGGTAACTGTTGGCATAGGATCTTGATATTCTTTGAGAACATCCTTTTGCTCAGATGCGAATTCCTCAAATTTTTCGTTTAACATATCTGACATTTTAAGTCTTCCCGTAAATTTGAATTATCTATGTTTATTTATTAATTATAAGCCTTGTAGGAAGTTGTTAAACACTTGAAGCGTTCTCTCCTCTAGGTTTTGACGAGTTGCATCGTCAATGTAACTCTTATATTTAGCAACCTTAGTCTCCTTAAGTATGCCGTTATCCCAAGCCCACTCTTTACCTTCCATGATTCCGTTGACGAAAGCATCAGGTGCAGATGGATCCGCTACTATATCAGCAGCAGTAGCAAGCATGAAGTCATCCATAACTACGTTACAGTCTTCACGCTTATCAATAGAACCCATACCTCTAGATGAAACACCGAGTTTTACACCTTCACCTAAAAGTGATGATGCAATTTTACCCATTGGTGTATCTAAAATCTGAGCTCTTCCGATGAAGTTATTACCTTCAGCAGTAAGCTTTGTGATCCTGTGAGAAACACGGTCTAGATTAACCGTAGGACCATCAGGATGACCCAACTCACCAAGAGCACGTGATGTTTTAATGTACTCCTCATTATATCTACTGACCTCTTTCTCAAGAACTGAGAATGGATACATACGTCCATTGCGATTCTTAAGTTCAGACTGAAGGAATACTCCTTCAATATACAACTTCTTAGAATCACCCTTACCTTCGGTAATTACTTGGACGTTTTCAATTGCTTCCGTTATCAGTTTCATTAGATGGTTCCTCTACTTCTGTTGGTTCATCAAAGTATGTGTTTGCTACAGTCTTCTTATAAGAACCCATAGCATCATTCGCACGTGCATACAATAAATCTTGTATTGCATCGATGGCTTCTGCTCGTTTGTTATTCGCAATCAGATCGGCCGTATCAAGCACTTGCTCTGGCGGTTGTTCCACTGGATCTGCCATAGTATTTACATAGTGTGTTTATTATTTAGTTGTTTTCGCAGGTTTAGGTGCGGAAGCAACTGGTGGTTTAGGTGTGGACTTGATTTTATCCATTTCTTTCTTGTGATCATCATCAGCTCTTGCTTGATCTAACACTGCTTGATTGTCCTGTGCAGCAGCATCAATTTCTGGTTGATAAGCAACGTTTTGACGATCCATCATGTCCATAGATGTAACATCAATAGGATCCAAAGCAAGACCAGATTCGATCTCTGCTTTCATTTGCTTATCAAGTTCCTTATACTCTGTCTCATTTTGCTGTAGAATTTGTCTACGGATATGTTCAACAGAGAAGTACTTACCAACAAACTGATCCATTTGTTGAACCATTGCCATTCTCTGAGTAATCATCTCAAGTTCTTTTAACTCATTGAAATGATTATCAAAGAGCCAGTCCCACTGGATATGCTGTTGCATATCATCCCAGTCTTCAGGAGTAATTACTCCCTTAAGAATAAGTTGTGTCTTGAGTATGTCGAGGAATAGTTCTCCAAATCTTTTACGTAAACGTCCAATGAACTTAGTAAACTTAAGTTCGTCTCTAAGGACTTCAGTGGTTTTACCAAGATTAAATCCTTTGTTATCATCGGTAAGACGGGACGGTGGAAGATTAAGAGAATTATAAAGCTTCTTCCTAAAGTACTCAACATCCTTGAGCTCTCCTAGATTTTGTCCACCAGGTAAGGTGGTGATCTCAGTTCCACGCCCACCCTCTCTACGAGGTAACCAAAAATCTTCAAGCATACTCATGTGTTTTTTGTCATCACGAATCTCACCAGTACTAGCATCGTAAACTAGTTTGTTTCTGTAGCGAGACATGACATCACGTAGGTACTGCTCCGCTTTAACCTTTGGAAGGTTACCTACATCAATGTAAAAGATTCTTCTTTCAGGTGCTCTTGATAATCTGTAGATAACTAAAGCATCCTCAATCATCCTTAATTGGTTCAAGGATTTGATTGCTTTGTGTAAGAAACTCAGTACAAGTCTTTTGTTTAAATCCTGTAGTCCAGAATTAACAAAAGTGATTGAGTCTACAGACATCTTGATGCCTTGATTGTTGGACATGTCTCCAACTGGACCTAATGCACCACCTCTAAGGTATCCTTTAGAGTTGTATAACCAATAGTCTACATACTCACCCCACTCATATGCCTTAGCAGATTGTTTTTCGTCTGGGGTTAATTGTCTAGCGTTGGTTGAAATTTTTTGTCTGACCTTCTTAATTTTAAGAGGATCAATATATCTTAGTTCTACTATACCCTTCTTAGGATTAGAAAGGTCAATTACTTTGTGGTAAATTAGTTTACCATCTACATACCAATTTCGAATAAGTTCATGTGCTCTCTTTTCAAAATTAAGTAGTTGTTTTATATGTGCAAATTCATCACGGATCTTATTCTTGACACCCTTTCCAACTTCAAGGTTATCTAAGTTAATCTCTACACAACTATCATTTGAATCATTGACAACAAACTCATTAACGATTTCATCCACAGCACTGTCCACTTCAGGGTGAAGTGCCATGTCTCTATAACGACGAATGAGCTCAAACTCATCTCTGGCACTGTTGTCCATATCGACATAAGTACCAAAATAACCCCCTGCAGCTACTGCAACGGGTTCGTCAGCAGAAGGAGGAACTGGGGATTGTCCCTTCAGTTCCTTCTTCCTATTAATTTGAAAGCCAAATAACTGACTCATAATAATAAAAATTTTATCTACCGCAAGTATTTATACGATAGAAAAAGATCAGTTTTAAGCGATTGGATCCTGGTTTTTAGCGTCGTTAGCTTCAACAGTCCAGTATGAATACTGGAATTCAACTGAGAATTCTTCGATCTGATCGTTACTATCATAAGCAAGATCAATCTGAGAAACACTCACTGGGAATGCATACCAGAGCTTGTATCCTCTTAGTGTTTTACCACCGTCAGAAGAATCTTTCTCAAGTTGTGTAACGAAAATGTCTGAACTATATCCGTCACCTGTAGAACTACTAGGATTGAATAGTTCTGCTGTGTTGCCTTCATGTGTATTGATAAGGTTCAACCACCTTTCAAAGATTCCACGAATCTTCATATCTTTGTCGTTGACAAAGGTTGCAGTCCAGTTATCAAATGTACGATCTCCAGCAATCTTAACTGATCTTCCTCTAAAAGGAACTTCAATAGTTCCTACACTAGAGGCAGGTAGTGCTGCTGACTTACACAACATAGTGATCATGTTGTCATTTGCTTCCGCATATACTGTTGAGGGGAATTTAATATCCACCTCAAACATATTTGGTTTAACGCCTTGAGCAACCTTAGCCAGGAAGTTCTTAACGTTACTTGTTACTATTGCCATTAGTCTTGTCCTTTGTTAGTTTATTTAGAGTAACGATTAGCGTCCGACTACTTCAGCGAACGAAATTCCAGTACGTGTTGCAGTAAATGTTACTGTTACGTAGTTGATAGAACGAGTTGGTTTAAGGAATAATTCCGCAACAAACTCATTACGATCAATAACATCTGGTGTGTTATTAGATGTATCACATACAACTAAGAAGTCTGTCAAACCTTGTCTTGCCTGAACTTCATTCAAGTAAGAGTTAACAGCAGCACCAAAATTAGAACGTGTAAGTTCATCGTTAAGTTCGAATAGAACACCTTTAGCAAGTTGCTCAACTCTCTTCTCAATGTTGAGGAAGAGTCTACGAACGTTGATCCTATCAAATGCAGATGGTGATGCAAGAGCAGTCTTGTCACCGAAGAGTGTGATACCACTTCCAGAGATAGAAACAACTGGGTTGATTCTGTTCTGGTAAAGCTCGTCTCTGTCTGCCTTAGATGGATTGTATGCTAGTTTAACAGCATTACGAATTCCACCTCTGGTCAATCCAGCAGGAGAGAACCAGTCATCCTGTGCTACTGAAGTAGCAACACAAAGACCAGCAATGTCACCGTTAGTTGGAATGTAACGATATACATCGTTGAAACGATCATAGATGTACTTGTATCCACTGTCGAATACTGCGTATGATGTAGAAGTCATTCCAGCAAAGAATGCTAGAGTGTTATCCTTTTGCTGTCTAGCAGTTAAAGCACCAGATGTACCAATTTGGTTTCCTCTGTAAGGTGAAACAAATGCAACTGCGTCTCTACGACCTGCTGCAATAGCAACAACCTTAGCTGCCTTTGTCTTTGTATCTGCTTCAGAACCTAGTGATCCACCCATAAGGATGAAGTCAACATCAGCACTTTCACTGTCAGCAAACTCATCATATGCTGCACCGATCTCTCCAGCAGTATATGCATAGTCATCAGTACCACCAGCAAGTGTTGCTTCTAGAGAACCAACTAAACCAAGTGCTCCAGATACACTACCAGAAGCAGCGTTCCAAACAGCACCAGATACTGTAGTTGTAACAGCAGCACCATGATAGATGTATTCTGACTCAGCATTAACAACTGACTTGTAGTATACATTCGCACCCTCTGGTGATTTTGCATCAGAGAGTTTTGAAAGATATGTAAGACGCTCTACAATTGTGTTAGAAGCACCAGAGACATCTCCAGTTGTATCAATAACAGCAACGTGAACTTCATCTTTGCTAAGACTTCTGTCAGAAGCAAATGCAGATGTACCAGGACGTGGACCAACAGCACTTAACTTAAGACCAGTTCCAGCAATTTCTGTATTGGTATACCAGTCACTAACAGCAGAAATAACAATCTGTGTATCAGTTACAGTAGCAATATCAAATGATGCATCAGCACCACCACCAGAAACTGTGACTGTATCTCCTACAAGATATCCAGTACCACCAGCGTTAATAACAACAGCAGTTACAGCACCAGTTGCTGCATCAACTGTAAATGTTGCGTTTGAACCACCACCAACGATTGTTACAGTTGCACCAACTGTGTATCCAGTACCAGCAGTATTGATTGATACAGTTTGAACAACACCACCAGCGACAACAACGTCAACTGTTAATCCTGTTCCACCGCCACCAGTAGTAGCAATGTTAGCACCAGTTGCATAAGCAGAACCACCAGATGTAAGTGTGATTGCGGATGGGACACCAGCACCGACTGTTGTGTCAACTGTCAATCCAGATCCAGATCCACCAGTTGTAGCAACACCAGTTGCTGCACTGTATCCAGTACCACCAGATAATCCTGTGATTGTTGCACCAACTCCTGTATCAGGAATGTCAAGTGTATCAGAGGTTGTAATTTTTGTTGCAGGGTTTGTAAGAACAACAGCAGCAGTCTTAGTTGAAGGAACCCAAGAGAGAACTGTACCAGTTGCTCCACCTGTAAATGTTACTGTATCATCAACACCAATACCAGCAGGTGTAGATGCGAATGTTACGTACTGATCAGCACCGCTATCAACGACGACGACCTTGAGTGAGTTACCTAGTGTTCCAGCACCACGTGCTACAAACTTCTTAGACGAGCCTGTGCCTCCTTCCCAGTCAGCAGTGTTCTTAACTAAAACACCACCACCCTCTGAAGCAGAGTTGAGTACTCCTGTTTCTGCACGAACAACTGCTAGTTGTCCACCGTATCCTAGAAACTCAGATGCAACAAACCAGTCTTCTGCATTAGCAGCTGTTGGTTTACCGAATACACCGAGTAGATCTTTTTGGTCAGAGATTGAAACAACCTCACCAATTGGACCTTTCTGGAAGGATGAAGCAAATGCTGCTGTTTGGCTTGAAGTGCCAACAATAACTGCGTTGGACAGATCACGTTCTCTAAGAACTACACCAGGCGAGATTTGACTTGCCATGTTTTTAACCCCTATAGATGATTCAAATTACCTGAAATTATTTATCTCTAGGAGAATCTTCAGAGGGGAAACAATGCATGAACACACTACCAGTCTGGATAAGACTCATGAATCATGTGTTTATTCTTTCTATTCCTTACTACCCTCTCCACAGTACACACCTTGCATTCGTATGAATAACCAGATGGGTTACCTCTCTTATTCTTTCTTATTAAATAAAAATCATTCATCAAGTCTTTGTCTCTACCACAGACTCGACATCTTCTTTCTCTGAATAGTAGGTGTTCTAAACCGAACTGTTCGTCAAGATCCATTATCTATCAGGAAGCATATAAGTTACGGACTCTTCTTTATCACCATAAGCCCACATTTCACCGTCTGCATCAACGAAGGTATCATCACCTAATCCATCATCAATGAATCCAAATGGAGCCATGTCTTGTTCAATCTGATTCCTTTGCTCTTCATATATCCTTCGTCTGACATCTTGATCTGTCATCTCTTTGAAGTAGTCTTGCATGACTAACCAAGAGAATAGTACTAGACACATCACCAAGTCATCATGGTATCCTTCATCTGCTTCCCATGCTTGCTTCTTCTGAATGAATGTTGTTAACTCTTGAAGTATATGAAAATCACAGAAGGTTAGTTTATCCTCTTCTAAAATTGCTTTAAGGTTTGCACATCCTTGCTTCTTAACTGTGATACTCATCTTAACACCTAACTGTGTCTTGTTACCTGAGAACCCTTGACCTACTATCTGTCCTGCTCTACCTCTCATAGCACACATGAGTACGTTAGGATACTCAAGGTCATAGTTTAACATTGCTCCTATACTATCACCAATGTCATTGACCTCTACCAAAATGTATGGAAGATTATAATTCTTTGCTACTCCGAAAATGACGGACGGGAACATGATAGGTTTAATCTCATTATCACGGTATTTGGCAACAACTTTATACGGGAGAGTGGTGATATCAAACACGATGAAAGCACTATAGTCGCCACCAATTCCTCTGGCAACATCGACAGTAATAATATATTCGTGATCGTCTTGTGGTCTTTCGTAAATGTCAAGTCCAGCATTGCTCGTAATAGGTTCGTTAAAGGGTATTGCTTGAAGTTTAGATGGAGAGATAAGAGTATCAGCAGATCCAAGAAAGTCGCACTCAAACTCTTGAGCGAACTGTCTCTTGGACGTGTTCTTCATCGTCTCTTCTTTCCACTTGGCATCTCTGCCTGGTACTTGTGACCAGTGTACTTCATTAGTGGTATAACCATTCTTACCATTCCTAGCATCTTCCCACATCTTATAGAAGTGGTTCATACCATTAGGAGTAGATATGATTATAACCTTAGTTGATTTACCAGAAGTAATAGTAGGATATACAGAAGCAAAGAACTGTTCTGCTACGTGGTTAGGAACGAATGCAAACTCATCAAGGAATAGTATGTTGAATGACATACCACGAACAGCAGATGCTGAAGTAGATGCTGCCATAATTTTAGAACCATTCTCTAGTTCTAGACTACCTTTGTTCCATACTAAGACACCATGTTGCATCCATTTAGGTAAATTCTCATACGCTAATTGAAGACGACCGAGTAGTTCCCTTGCGGTAGATGCTTTGTTAGCAAGAATACCAATGTTGACACTATCGTTAAAGATAGAATAATGAAGAAGATAGGCGACCACAGTGGTGCTCTTACCAGTCTGTCTAGGAAGTTTCGCAATGTTGAATCTGTTTTCATGGAAATCCATCAATATCTTTTGCTGGAAATCATACATGGAGAAAGGTACAAGACCTTCATCCAAGTTAATGATCTGCATATATGTCATAGCAAAGTAGAGTGGATCACTCTTACACTTGATCCATTCCTCTACTTGCTCTTTTGTAAATTGTATCTCAGTCCCAGCCTTCTTCAGGTTGGGGTTGCCAAGATATACTTCAGTCTTAGCCATTCCAATCGTCGTATTTAAAAATCCAATATATCACTATGCCTACTGCTATTAGTAGGATACCAACCATAATATTTATTGACCATACTACTTCATTCAATCTCTCTGCCTCCAGTCATCAGATCTTTCTTGATGAAACCATTCTACAATTTCATCTGGAGAACCGAAACCCCTTTTATGATGAGTTGGATCGGGGTCTCCAATATTCAACTCATTGAGAAAAGAATCTTTTGGATTCTGTGCTATTCTTCTTGCCGTGTTCAACATACCTCTAGCAGCAGTATTTGCTTTTGCTAATTTGTTAGACCAGATCATATCATCTAGACTAACGTCAGTACCTGAAGCGATGTCTTTACATATTGCTTCAAGCCTTAACCGATATTGTGTTGAGAGCATATTAATTTACCAACTATGTAATTTACTTATACCAGATTTAACCATGTCATTTTCTACAATGACTTTAGTTTTTTCTGCGATAGCATCCACAATATTAACATCGAGACCTGCAAATGGTGGAACGACACCAAGTATGCGAAGTAATCCATCTACAAATAATGCTAAACAAGTGAACCCTAAGATCATACTAATGATCGTTGCATCTCTATTATGCTTACGCATAGATTCTTCGTCAATAGCACGTGCTTCTGCAACAGCATCAGCAATCATCTGATCGACTTCTTCCTTTGTGTAACACAGAGATTTAATTTTTTCTTCGGTCATGGTGTACTTTCTGTGAAAGCACAATACCCCTGTTCACACATTGTATTGATTTTTTCGATCAAATGTTGGTACTCATCATACATGTATTCAGAACCAGTGTGTTCCTGATACAACTTGCAAGCAGTGGTGAGACGGTATACGTCTGCTTCGTTTAATCTCATAGTGTTCAATACATCCATACTATATTATATTATTTTTATTAATGTTGTGCAATCCTAACAGATTACCTTTTACCATTGTTCATTTGTTTAAGCATCTTTTGTAACTCAGCAGTGCTTCCTACGAACATGGCATTGTTAGTTACTTTAGTTGGACCTTTCTTCTCTTCATCAAGATCAGCAACTTTCTTCTGTAGATCCATGAGTTTATCAGTCATGTCTGCTACCTGCTTCATAGCGTTTGTAGCAACCTCAAATGCTCTTGGATGCCCTGACTCCTGTGCAACCTCTAACGCTCCTTGTATTGCCTCCTGACCCTTATCTATGAGGTTGTAGAGTTGTCCTCTAGTATATTCATAGTCCTTCTCTACATCTTCTGAGGTATCCTTAGCCTGATCCTTTACGGGTTTAGGTGCTGGTGCTGGTGTAGTGGAGATTTCGATGTCTAACATCTCCTCCATATTTTTATCTAACTTACTCATAATACTGTAAATCCTTCATTAAATCCAAAGTCGTCTGTGGAAACTACCAAATCATCATCTGCTGTGTTGATAACACCATCTGCATTCTTATCTTCTAGAGCCTTAGGTGTATAAGATCTTTCAACATTCCTCTTATTAACATTCTTATCACCAAGAGTTTCAATGACACGTGCCTTACGGATAACATCTGCCTTACTGTAAGGACCATAGATGTAAGACTTAACAGTAAACTGTAGAGTCCAAACTATACTCCTTCTTTCTAAGAAACTATCATCCCAATCATCTGCATAGTCAACACTGTTTAGAATGCATGCAACGTCTCTAGTTTCATTCATATCAGGAATGAACTTAAGACTTATATTAAATGATGGTTGAAAATATGGAAGTATCTGTTCTAGTATCTGTAGAGCATCATCTGATGACTTAGCAATGATACCAAGTTCAAATGACATGTCATAAGGTACTGGAACAAACTGTGTTTGTATCTGCTTTGCATTATCTGTGCTACCAGCAGCAGGAATAGCAGCTTTAATTTTTTTAATAGCACTAGTCTTCCTAGCACTATCGTATGTTACATTGGTTAACTCAAAGTATAAACGTGGTAGTTTAATCGCAACCTTCTTTGTTACGTCTGGACTTTGTTCTAACCTATAAAGGAATTTATTTTTAGGACCATATGCTAAAGGAACCTTTTCAGATTCTATAACAGTTCCAGCATTATCCGTCTTTTTAATTTCTATGTTATTAAAAAGCGTACCAAAACCAATAACGGATTTTCGTATCGCTTCATTATAAAAATGTGGTCCTAACATTAGAAGTCACCTGTTGTAAAATTACCAAATTCCCCGAATGGGTTTACCTCACCCCAATCTATTAAGTCATCAGCAGCGTCTTCGATCTCTCTATTATCTGCTGCTGCCCTATCACCCATTGTCAAATTATCAATGGTAGTGATTGCTCTTGCTGTGGTACTAGTACCTCCAGTAAGAGTCTCACCAGTTAGGAAGTTTCCTGTTCTATTTATTATGGTTAGTATATCGGTTGAACGATCCCAATATGCTACCTCACCTGTCACACCAGTAGTAGAACCAGTTATAATTTCACTGAGTGAATACTCACCAGTACCACCAGTATCCATTTGTATAGAAATAGAAGTAGAATATATTTCTTCTACTACATCAACATCAGGAATACCAGTATCAAACTTGTCATCACCAATCTGGTAGATCTCAGCAGTCATCTGATAGATGTATGTCTGACCTAACTGGTAGAATGGAGCTTCTCTTTCTACAAATTTAATCTCGTATAATGCTTTTGTTAGTGGATAGTAGATTAAATCTCCTTCATTAGGTCTACCATCTACAGTTGTGACATCTGCAAACTCTTGAAATATTTGACTCCATCTATTTTTTGATACAACAAAAGTAATCTCGTCTGTGATTGTGAGACCAAACTTACTAATAAATTCTGATGGTGATCCAAATCCTTCAACATTAATTAAGAACATCTCAATCATATACTGAGTCTTGAACTCAGAATATAAAACATCATCAAGGGTTACATCCTTGATCATCTTACGAGGAAGATAGTAGCAATCAGTACCAAATAATTTTATTTGCTCATCAACCAATGATTGAATAAGAGCTTGTTCAGTACCAACTCCACCATGTTGAGGGAAGTATATACTTTTCATCCTATCATATCCATAGGTGGAAGTTCATAGGTGTTGGAAGACATCTCCATTAGTCTTGCAATTTCTTCGTTAGCATCATTGAACAATTCTCTACCATTAAGTTGAACACCACCTGGTAGGTTAACACCTTGAAACTTGATTAGATTCTGACCCCACTGTCTCTTTATCTTAGCAGTAGAGTATTGTTTCACGAAA